CATCGCGCTCGACCTTGAGGCCGTAGTTCAAGCAGTCCGCAGCGAGTGGGGCCGGGAGTGTTCGCAAATAATGGGCCGGGGCTCCCGACAGATTCGCGAGCTGTCCAAAGGCCCAGTTAGTCGGGGCCGCGGTATGACCGCCGGGGCCCTCGATGAGAATGCCTCGATTGTCATCGGTCGGAACCGCGCCGAGCTGCCGGGAACTCACGACCGAGGCGCGAGAATTGGCGCGGAGTGTTTCGAGCTTTTCACGCATCAAGGGCAAACTTGTGAAACGCTCCTCGGGTGGGCGCGTGGCCCATTGTTTCGATGCTTGCATGAGATTTGTCACGATCCTTTCTCCTTTCTAAAAATGCCGACTAGCGGCGAACGATTAGGAATATGACGCAACTATTCCGCCGCGTCAACTTTATAGCCTCGATTCATCCATGCTTCCATTTTGATATTTCGGAACCAATCCGCGACCGTAGGAATACGGCCCCCACAGTCCTCCTTAACGTGCTGTTCTCCGATGTATCGAACGGGAACCTCGCGACCGCTCGAATTGACAATGACGCGACCGAAAACGCGCTCGGCCTCGAAGATGCCCTGCGAATGATGGCGAAGGGCTCGATGCCGCGCATCCCCGAATGATTCCTTTGTTGCGTCGAACCAGTCGTGAATCGGCGCGTAGTCCTCAATCGCGCCGCCCCATATTTTGACCGAAGTCATAGAATGGTGATGAGGATGCACGACTACTCCTCCTCGCCGCCGTCGAACGCGAACGAATAGTCGTTCGTTTCGGTGTAATTGATCCCAACGTCGAGCGAGATCACGGGCTCGTTTCCTGCATCCAAGTCGATGCGAAACGTCCCTTGGCCCCCGTCGTTGTTGTACCAATCTAGGCCAGTACGTTCGAGCGCGTCATAGGCCAACGTCTCGACGAACTGGCCGAGCGTCATATCCTCATAGGCAAACGAGCGCACCCATTTACCACTTGCCTCGTCCCACTTGGACTTTTCGCCCCATCCCTTGAACGGTAATTTTTTGAGTGTCGTGGTGAGTGCTCCGGCCTCGCTCTGGGTTCCGTTGAAAAAACCAACGTCCTCGATCGAACCGCTATCGCCCGATCCCGCGAACGATACTTCGATGTAGCGCACCCCGTGATCCTTCAATACGGAAACGAAACGCGACTTGTCCTCTACGGACGGGAAAAGTGAAGCAGCCATATTCCTTTCTCCTTTCTGATGGGCACGATGCCCGAAGTGAATCCTATCAACTCGTCAACCGTTGTCAACTCTTTCCATTGAAAATTTGATGAAGCACGATGAACCAAATCAGTTTTCCGATTGTGCTCAAGAACTCCTTTTTATCCTTCGATGGTTGGGGCTCAAGTGGGGGCGGCTTAAGCGTTGACGGTCGGCGACGTTGGCCTCGCCTACCTGCTGCCATACGACCCCCTAACGGATCACAGGCAACGTATCGGCCCGTCCATCGGTAGTAAATAACGCCCCGGCATCGTTGCCTTCATCATCAGCCGAAGGCCAAACGAGCGTCCCGTTGTCCAGTTCAAAAACAACCGACCTGCTATACCAACCAAGATTCTCGACTTCCTCGGGATGCAAATAGCGGACGGCCTTTATCGTTCTGCCCACCAACACTTGAGCAGCTTTCTTTTCCCAATGGTTTACAACCTGGTCATCAATAGGGGCGTTCATGCTGCCTCCCTCTGGTTCAAAATGCTCAAGGCGACAAGCGTCAGCGTCTTACTGTCTGATCGTATGAACTCCTTGTCTTCTGTGGCGCGTAATAGACCGTCGATGAGTTCGGCTTCTTTCTCGTCATTTGCGGTCAGTACGCAGTCAAGGCGAGTCAGAAACTCCACTTCTCTACGCTCCCCGTGGATTGTTGCGTAGTCGGATTCCATCGCGCCGACGTAAAATTTCGTTTTCATCTTCTTTCTCACTTTCTATGCTGGAACATCCCAGCAACCCGAATCTATACCAACGGCTCACGACTCCGCAAGGGTGTACATCAACATATTCCACGGAACCGCACCGTAGTGATAACTTGCAACAGGATCAGTATCCACGCCCGACTTCACTAATTCAAAAATCTGTGCGCCCGAATACAGTAATAGCTTTCCCTCTTTCGATGCGACCTTCCCAGGTGGGACGTACAACACCAAGACGAACGTCCGCACCCCGAGCTCTGCGTGGCGCGCATGGAAGGCAATCTGATGCGGCGACAGATTGACCTTGCGGCCCTTCTTCACCACCTTGAGCTCAACCGGGACAAACTCACCCGTTTGCTTGAACGCGATGAAACAGTCTGGGATACCTAGCCCGACTCGCGACTCAATCCGGGTAATAAGGCAGTTTGGGAGGTTTTCCTTTAGCCTTTGATACAGGCTCGTCTCGGGCTTCGACGGCATCCTCTTCCTCCTCGGGTTCGTCGTGCTCTAACTGGATCGGCTCCTCAAGGCTCTCCTCTACCTGCTGCGGCGTTACGTCGATGATCGGGCTGCCGTTGCCGTAGAGCTTTTTGATCTCCTCGAGTTTGCGCATGACCTCCTCCTTGCTCATGGAGTCGATCGTGCCGTGCCGAATCTCCTTACGGTCGATGTAGATCGTGCCGAGGGCCTGCCCTCGACGGTACTCGGCCTGCACCGCCGCACCGTAGGCTCCTGCGGCCAAAGCCTGGTCACGAATGACCTGTAGGTCTCTCATGTGCCGCTCGTAGGTCGTGCCGTACTTCTCGGCCATCTCTGCCCGGGCTTTCTGAATCGCCGCGACAATGTGCGGGTTGATGTCGGGGTTGGTTAAGTCCTCGGCCTTGCGCTTGGCGTTCTTCTCGGGCCACCCCGCACGGACCACGGCCTCTTTGAGCGTAACGTGCCCGTCCCCCGCGACGAACTCGTTGACGAACTTCCACTCCTGCGTCGTCAACTCACGGTTCTTGTGTGGCTTCACGGGCCGCGCCAACCTTTCCAAGGTCGGGGTGCTGATTCCCCTACCAACCTTCTTGCTGAATTCCTGGTCGGCCTTGGTCCGCATCTTCATGCGACTCTCCAGACCCGCCAACCGTCCTCAACCTTCCGACACGAGAACTTCGTCCCGTGGCGCTTGGAGTACATCCAAGCAGCACTACGGGCGTTCTTCGCCGACTCGGCATCGGCCAACAGGAAACTGTCCCCCACGGCCATCACAGGGAAGGGGTACTTCTCCCGCTGGGCTTCGGCGGGGATAGGGATGCCCGAATCAACTCTTAACATACCAGCAAGTCTACTGCTGACAATTCCTTGCCGTCCAGCCTTTGAAGCCACTTTAGTTAGACTTTTTTAGGGTCAACACATTTTTCTTTTTCAAAAAATCATCCCGCGCGCGCACCCCAGAGAAATTACACCCATTGACCCCCTGTAATGTACCGTGTAGCTATAACTCACTGATCTACAACACTTCTTACACCATTACGTCTATTACGCCATTTTTTGAAAAAATAAAAACAAAAACATAGTAGACCCCTCTGGAGTCCTACTACTGTGCGTTTTTGGCGCTTTTTGGCCATCAGCCGGTCATTTGCTGCCCCGTGGTCCGTGATCCATGTTGCATCAAAACCACACCCCTCCCCAAAACCCAACAACTTAACTCCTTGATTCTTAACAAGTTAATTTAGTTGACTCATTGACTAGTCTATGAGATAATATGTTGTCGGCCCTTCACGGTGCCGGCGTTCTTTAACAACCAGAAAGGAGAAAGCCACATGGCTGATCAAGTGACTGTAGCCCAGAAGCTCTTTGAGAAGTTCGTCATGTTGAGCGCCAACGACGCTCGTTTGACGGTAGTCCTGGTCCGTGAGCCACGGCCCTCGGTGGTCGTAGCGTTGCAGGAGGAGGATGGGGACTTGACCCCGCTCGCTCGACTCTTAACCAAGGAGGAGATCGACGGGATGGTCCCGGACTTCGACAAGACTCGGAAGCTGGCGTTAGCGTTCCGAGAGGCGCGGGCCGTGGACAGTCGGACGCGATCGGAGGAGTTTGGGGACGGTAAGCCTCATCCGCTCTTCTCGATGGACGGTTTAGACCGGCTGGGTTTGTAAGACGAGGGCCCCGGGGAGTGATCCCCGGGGCCTTTTGCTTTGTAAAAACCCCCGGGCCTCATCGACCCGGGGTCCGCGGCAAAGGGGTTGGAGTGCTGGAAAAGCGCCGCGACAAACTTACTGGACCCCCGCGCCCATGGCCTTCTTGAAGTCTCCTTCAAGCATACGGGCCGCGGTGCGGACGGTCATGATCTCGCCGAATTCGATTTCGGAGATATCGACCTCGAGGGGGCCGGGGACGAGTCCAGGAACGACGACCACGGGCCCGACGAGCCCGTAGCGTGTGCCGTTGATCGTGAGGGTGATCATCTGCACGAGTGGGGCGCGGTCCGGTTCCTCGAGGCTTAGGTCGTCCATGTCGTTCATTCCCTCATGTTGCGCCCGGACTCGTACCAATGCAAATCGAGCAAGAGCCGCTCGATATGCGTGGTGAGCCCGTCGCGTTCCTGTTTGAGCCCTTTGACTTCCTCTGCGAGGGACTCGAGGAGGACGTTTTGGACTTCGATGCGTCGGCGCAGGGCGAAGACATACTCCCGGAGCTGGAGGTCGTGGATCGGGATGGGCGGGTCGTCGGTCGAGTTGATCGCAGGGACTAGCATGTTGCGGTCTCCCTCTCGTAGTAGCCTTCTTGGTTCAGGATGGCGCGTACCATGCTCTCAGCGGCGAGGGCGTCCTCGACCAGAGGACGCAGGGCCTTGGTCCGTGGCTCGTGGTTATAGCCCCCTGTGAGCTCGAGCGTGAGCCCTTGGAGCGCCATGTTGGCCTCGTGGAGGGCGAGGAGTGTGTCTTTGCGGTTCATGTCTTCTTGATCCCCTGTGCGAGAGCGAAAAACTTCTCCAATTTTTGCACGGTGATTTCCGTGCTGCCCATTCTGAATACGATCCCGGCTTTCTCGGCAAGTTTGATCACGTTATATAACTCGCCGCCTTCCAGTGAACGGGCGCACTCTGCGCAGTGTGTTTTCCTACGCAGCCTTGGGTAAAGGTTGCAGTAGTCACAAGTCAGTTCCTTGTCCATCCACTGCCAGCCAAAACATATCCGCATCATGGCACGGTGAAATGCGTGGGGTTTGCGGGTTACTCCAAACTGCTGGACACCCTCCGCGCCCGGCAGTAGCCAACGGCCTAGTTCTTTCTTCTGATGCACAGATGTCATTTGCTTTCTCCCCTCGCACGGATGGTGTCGAAGAACTCTTCGGTGTTCATCGGACAATCCCCCGTATCCTATCGGATACAAGCTTGGCGTAGCCGGCGATGTCGTCCCACGAATCGGCCTTGTTGGGGTTGCCGTTGACGATGCGGGACATCTTGGTCGCGATCATCTCGAGGGCTTCCCATTGGTCGTCGGTGAACGTGCGGCCGTGATCTTCGGCATGCTCGGCCATGGCGCGCTTCAATGCCTGGGCAAGCCGGGCGTTGTCCGCGAACGTGCCGTAGTCACTCGCGCGGGTGTCGAGGATGCCATCGAGGCCCGTGGTCCGTGAGTCTCGATCCCCGAACAGCGTATCCACTTCGTCGTTAGTGAGAAGTGGCTTATCCATCTGCTCACGCCACGTGGGCGCGGCGACTTCAGCGTTCCCTGCGGCCTTCTCGCGAAGCTTGTAGGCGTAGGGGATGGAGATCCCGAAACGCTTGGCGACCCCGCTGACCTTGGCGCCAGGGCTGTCGTGGAACCAGTTGATGGCGCGTTGAGCGGCGCCCGACTTCTTGAGTTTTTTACTGGAGGGCATTGAGGGTCTCCTTCTGTTGATAGAGGTGAGCGACGCAAGAAGGCGGGAAAGCCGCCTCTTGTGAGTCGTAGGCACAGGCTGCGGCGATCGGGTCGGAGGAGCCGTTGATGTACTCCGTTCTCAGATGCAAGCTGTACGTGAGGTACCCGAACATACCGAGAAAAATAGAGCTAAGTACGCCAAAAATAGCGACGAAGAACTTTGTATCACTTTCCATTTCAATCTCCTTTCTAGGCTTTCTAACGATTAAAAGTATTCTCTTCCGCCCCTCGAGCATCTCCAATTGGGTCTTGGAACATGCGGGTCGATGGGCCTGCGCCTATTGCGCAGAAACCAAGTTATACCCATGACTAGGCTAAAAAACAAGACTAAACCTAATCCAGACATGATGATCTCCTTCATGCTTTCTTCTTTCTCCTCACCCTTATAACCCGCCTTTCCTCGAAGTGCAAGATCCGGTGGCAATTGGCGCAGAGGGGGATGCACTTCTCCTCCGCCTCCTTAATGGCCTCCTTGAGGTTGTTTTGCTTGAGGATGAGATCGTTCACGGAACGCTTGTTATGGCGGATCACGTGGTGGAAGTCGATCACCGCGGGATGAGAGAAACCGCAGTGCGAACAGGACTGTTTGGATCGGTAGTCGAGCCACGCCTTCTTGACCGAGGCGCGGCGGGTGCCGCTTTGTTTGATGACTTGCTGGGCGTTCTTCAAATACCAGCGACGCGAGTACTCGCGCTGGCGTGCCGCTCGGACCTTGGCGTCCTTGAACGGCACTAGAGCCGTCGTTTCCAGTAGAGGGCTCGTGCAAAGGAGTAGGGGATGGCGGGCTCGTAGAGCCGAAAGCCACAGGTGATGAGGTTATTGGCGCTTGAGACGTTATCCGTGGTGTCTGAAACAGCCCAGTTATACCCCTGCCGCTTAGCCCAGAGCAGCC